TTACTAATAGACTATGAGTGCTTATATTTTTCCGTTAATTATGTCAAGTGTTACGTCTGGAATAGTTCCTATATTAGACTCTAAAGGACTATCAACTGCATTAAACACATTCACTGATGAAAGATATTATTATGCTTCAAGAATTCTTGCTAGTGGTATATTATTAACGATATCATCTATACTTTTTGCATTTTTCTTGGGATTTAAAAAAGGATTAAAGAAAAAAATAGAAACCAAGACTTTTATGTATTTAATTGCAACTGCTCTTATAAATGCTATAGGTTTCTTTTATTATATGGATGCAATTTATAAAAGTCCCGCAATTAATATTAATGTTATTATAGGAACTGGTTTAACATTATTTACATCAATTTTACTAGCATACTTATTTCTTAATCAACCAATAAATTTGAAAATGAAATTGTCATTAACATTAGTTGTTATCGGAGTTTTATTGACTCTTTATTTTTCAAATTAATGTTTTTTTACTTAAAGATGTTTGTATTTTTTTAGTATATGTCTATTAAAACATTAGCAGCAGACTCAGAAGTATTAAAAAAAAATCTTCTTTATAATAGTCTTACTAAATTTTACAACAGTATAGCAAAAGAAGATATGGATTTATTTTTAGATATTATATCTGGAAAATCAAAAATTTCACTAAGAATAATTGATTGGTTCGTCACTAATTATAGTAAAAAGAAGAACATTGTTTATTACATTAATAATGATGGTGAATCAAAAGTAGGTTCTAAGGGTAAAAATGGTTCATTAAAAAAAAAGAGATTTTCGCCAAAGAGTAGATTTCAGGAAAATGCACCAGAAAGAGTAAATAGTTCAACTACGCAATTTTTTGTATATTTAAAATACCGCGCACAATTAACTTCCTATCATAAAATTAAATTTGACCCTTTTTGTAGAAATGATAGAATAGTAAATTGGGGACCAAATGGTGATATAACAACTACACTTGCACAACTTAATTTTTTTAAATGGGCAATAGAAAATAGAGTATTGGAATATATTCAAAATCATTTGAAAGAAATAGAAGTTGATATGAACACCAATATTAGACCTAATAAAGATAAAGACAAGACTAAAACAAAAACTAAAAAGAAAAAAAATGTTGTTTCTGGGGGACACCTAAGTGGAGATGAAAAGAGTGATTCTGAAGAAACTAGTAGTAGTAGTACGACTAACAGTAAAAGAAAGAGACGAGAATTATCAAATAATGCAACTAAAACTATAAACAAACATACATTTAATATAACACTAGACTTTGACTAAAAGTGACTAAGAGTGAAACTACAACATAAGAAAGGGGATTAATCCAAGAAGACTATTACCAAAATTTATGATATAATCCATACACAATTCATAGTCCTCCATTTTCTTTCTAATTTGCGATTTAATATGTGCTAAATCTTTACTTATAAACAAACGCAGGTTTTCAATAAAAGCGTTAAAAATATATGTTATGAGTTCCAATGTTTTTGTTTTACCCTGTGCTAACCATCCTACATGACGACGTACAGATTTAATAGTTCCAAAAAAATCCGATATTCTTCCACCTATTTGTTCCTGCAATTTATTTGCGTATAATGCTAAATCAACATTTTTGTTTTCTTCTCGCGTGTAATATGCTACTTCAGTTTCTGTTTTAGACTCTTTATACTCTATTTCTGGAACTTTCTGCGATTTATTGATATTAGTATCAGTTTTAGAACCAGAATAAATTTTATCAAAGATTGTATTAATATTTGATTCATCTGTTATAAGATTACACGTATCTGCCCCAATGAGAGTATTTGCCTCACAACTAGTTCCTATCATTGATAGGACTTCGGGTTTATAATATTTAACCATTTCCAAAATATCACTACATCTATCTCCACATTCATAACCTGTAGTATAGGCTGCTTCTTCTATTCTATTAGTGATAAGTTCAGTGCCCAATTTAATATCTTCAAATGTTTGATTAGTTGCATGAAATATGTTATCAACATTGCTACACATCCACCCAGACATTCCTCCATTAAATATTGTTTTTGCTCCCATTCCATATAATCCTAGTTTTCCTAGGAAAGACATTGAGAATAGTGTATTTGTGAACATAATCCGTAATCGTGTGATTGATTTATTTAGGATATAATCGATTACTGGATAATCAATTTTATTTCTCTGATTATACTAGATTAAGCGATGTCTTCATCAAGGATAACAACTAGTGTATCAAATATTTACACCGATTTAGATAAATTAAACATTCCTACTTTTTTAAAATATTTATTAAAAATAATAAAAAATTCATTCTTAAGTGTATTCCAGTTTTTTACACCTTGGGCAATTGTTTTAGCTGCATTATTTTATGCTGGTAATTTTCAATATTATCAAAACTCATTGCTATTAGTATCTGCAATTGTAAGTTTATATGGAATTATGATTATTTACTATTATCCTAGAAAGTTAGTGATTCCTTACTTTGATATAAATGTAAGTAATGACCAAGATAAGAAGAATTTTGGTGCCTTGTTTGATTTAGTATTTCATCAAGTTCCATTAATATTAATTTTACTTAAATATAATCGTAGAGTTAAGGGAGACAATTTATTACTTGGATTAATATTCTCTGCCTTGTATATTATTATTAATAATCCAAATAAAGTATATCAATTTAAATGTGAAAACTGTGGCGATAATAGAAAGACCGATATTGAAAGATGTTTTGTATCGTGTTTTGTTTTAAACCTTTCTGTCATCCTACTTACTTTAAGTATATTAGTAATTCTCATCTTAGAATTACAGAAGACTTATAAAAATTGATTTAAAAATAAAAATTATATATATTTGTAATTATGTCATCACAGAAAAGTGATAGTGATAGTATTATAGAAAGCACTAAATCAAACAAATTTAAAGAGAAGGAACCTAAAACGCTTCGAGGTAAAAATATTTTAGTGTCTGAAATTAAAAGTATTATTCACGACCTCTATACTCATTGGGAAATTGAAGGTTATGAAATGAATCTAGATACAAATTTTGATGAATTTTGTAATACTGTAATTGTTGTCTATAGTGCTTTTCTTGGTAATAAACGTGTTAAAAAGCGCGATGCTCCAGAATTGTTGGAAGTAATTGAATCTGAAGTTATTAATAGAATTCAGAATATTGAAGAAACAAAGAACGAAGAATTTATTCAGAAGAATATACAGATTATTGATTTTTTAAATACGATTGAAACACCAGCACAGAGAAGTGAAGGTTGGTATGCTTTCCGAAGAGATCGAATTACTGCTAGTGATTTTGCTATTGCTCTTGATAAAAATCCATATTCAAAGAAGCGTGATTTAATTCTTTCAAAATGTGGTCACGGAAAACCATTCAATCCTGGTGCAGCAATCTTACATGGTGTTAAATATGAAGACGTTGCAGTTAATATTTATGAAAATAGAAATAGGGTTAAAATAGCAGAATATGGTTGTATTCCACATCCTCAGCATAATTTTATTGGTGCTTCTCCTGATGGTATTTGTGCTATTGAAAGTGAGAATCGTCAATATATTGGACGTATGTTAGAAATTAAGTGTCCAAAAAGTAGGGCACTAAATGGACAAGTTCCCGAATATTATTTCTGTCAGGTTCAAGGACAGTTGGAAGTATGTGATTTAGAGGAATGTGATTTCTTAGAATGCAAAATTTTGGAATACAATAATGTTCAAGAATTCATTGAAGATTCTAAAGAGTTTAACAATACAGTTATTGCTAGTGAAAATGAAGTTGATGACTATATGGTTCGTGATGTTTTTCAAAGGAAAAATGGTATGGAAAAGGGTGCAGTAATTGAATTATATGATTATGAAGTAGATAAGACTGTTTTCAAATATTTTTTCAAGAATACAAGAAATTTCGTTACAATAGAAGATGTCCAAGAATGGGAACAAAATACAATATCCTGGGTTCTTAATAGCGAAAGATATGATTTTATTGGAATTAGTTATTGGAGACTAGAAGAATACTCTTGTATTCTTGTTAAACGAGACAAAGATTTTTGGGAATTACTATTGAAGGGGCTTACAGAATTATGGAATAGTGTATTATATCATAGAGAACACGGTGTAGAAAGTCTTTTGAATGAAAAGAATGATACAAAAGAAAAGAAAACAAAGGCATTTAATCCTGGTAAAGAATATGAAATTGCATTTTTACCTGATACTGACGATGAAGGCGGTGACGAAGGAGGCGACAGCGGAGAGAATAAAAAAGAAAATGTTAGTATTGATGAAAAAGTGAATAATATTATTAGTTAATTAGAATAATTGGTCTTAGAAGTCATACAACCATTCATATACGCCTTTAGGATCATTCAATACATCAGTGTATGGAATGCACAATTCTTTTGAAAGGTCATTAACTAATGCCTTATACACTTCTCTAAGTGTTGTTACATCCGACAAGGCACGATGTGTTCCTTCTTTAATTCCATAGTGTTCTGCGAGAGCTTTCAATGAATATTTCCTCAAATTTTTTGTTCTAGAAATCTTCTTTGCTAGATGAATAGTATCAATAAATCGCCAATTTGATTTTAATTCTTTATATTCAGGTGTATCGGAAAGAATACGTTTTAGGAAGAAATCATCAAAACCACTTCCATTATGTGCTACCAAATATGGAACTGTTCCCTTTGGTATTGTGAGAAAATCACTTATTTTTGATACATGATTCTCAATAGGTTCTTGAGATTCAAGTTCTTCAGGTCGAATTCCTGTAATTTGAGTAATAATATATTCAAATTTTCTATTTGGTTTTACAAGACTAGTAATGTAATGACATTCTTTAATTGCTTTTGACTGGTCTTCTAGTGTATTCTCTTTATAGAAAGCATATTCAATAATCCTATCGTGAAAAATATTCAATCCAGTAGTTTCAAAATCATAATAGATAAGTTGTTCCTTGTTCAAGTTTAGAAATTCAAATGTATCTTTGGACTTTTTTGACTTTTTACTATTCATAAATGTAAGAAAATATAGTGTGTTAATTATAAACATAAAGAGATTCCTTAAGTAGTGAATTACTAGCATTCTTAGTTTTGTTAATTATTTCATCATCAAATAATTTCTTTCAATTTTGTTTCATTTTTCCTATTTTTTTATAGTGAATATTTATCTATGAAAAACGCTACTAAAAATCTGTATGGTCCATTATCACTGATATTTGTTGTACCTATCTTGTTATTCTCTGTATTGATTAAAACCAATTTAATAAGTAAAAATTTTTTCCCTAATTTAACTGGAGCAATCATTTTTGCTATTTTTATGATTTATGGATTTCTTTCTATTAAGTTATCAAAAAAACGTTTTACAGGTCCTACTAATGTAGATGGTGTTACACCAGAATATGCTGCAAATGGATTTGAGTTTTGGACTATAAGTGTATTTTTAACCACATTATTAGCAGCTGTATTTCCTAGTGCTCCAAAGATATTTTCAGAGAATTTTATACCATTTATAATGGTAGCTAATATTTTTGGATTACTATTTGTTTCATACTTGTATATAAGAGGTAAGGGGACTTATCACGATAAAGAAAATGATGAAAGGGAAGGGCATAGCACACTTTTTAAATTTTTAAGAGGATTAGAATTCCATCCAAAATTATTTGGAGTAGATATTAAACAATGGACAAATTGTAGATATGGTATGATATCTTGGCAAATAATTATTTTGCTATTTATGTATTATTACTTCCAAAAGAATGGTTTTAATAATGCAATCTTTGTAACAGTTTTATTACAGAGTATTTACATAGGAAAATTCTTCTTTTGGGAAACTGGATATTTTAATACATTAGATATTACACTTGATAGAGCTGGATACTATATATGTTGGGGATGTTTAGTTTTCTTACCTGCGTTATACACATATACTACTTACTTCTTAATAAATAGAAGTCCTAATATATCTTGGAAGACATCATTAATAATATTTTTACTAGGTGTCTATTTTACTTATAAGAATTATGAAGTAGATAGACAAAAAGAAATATTTAAACGCGATAAAGAAAATAGTATTATTGATGGTAAAAAGGCAGAATATTTAGATGTTAAATACGAAAGAGATGGTAAGATAGTAGATAGTAAATTATTATTATCAGGACATTGGGGATTTTCACGCCATACTAATTACACCTATGAAATTTTAACTTCAGGAATGAGGAGTGCAGTTGGTTATCAATATGGTCCTGTTCCATTTGTTTATCTATTATACATAATTATATTACTAGTTCATCGTATTTATCGCGATGAAGCAAAATGTTCAAAGAAATATGGAAAATATTGGAAGGAATACTGCAAGCTAGTTCCATATAGATTAGTTAAGGGTGTTTATTAGATTTATTTATCCGTTTAAATTCAACATTTGATTTAATTATATTTTTATTTAAAATTGATAATCAATAAATATTAATAATTGTCATTAAAATATGGAACAAATAACACTATTGTTAGCGTGCTTATACGACCATCAAAGAAAAGCAATAGAAGAACAAAACAAGCATAGAAAATGTCTAATTAATATGTGGTGTGGAACAGGAAAAACACGAACATTTACTATTGATTTATTTATGAATAAGGAGAAAATCAATGTGATAGTATTTCCTTCTCTTGGATTAATTAATCAATATTGTAATGATTATGCATTATCTTCAGAAGACCCATTTAAAACTGAATTTGAAAAATATAAGTGTTTGGCGTTTTGCTCTGATGATGATGGAAAACTTAAATCTAGAGGGAAAATATCATTCACAACAGATGATAAAAAACTACAAAAGTTCTTAAAAGAGAAAGATAATCAAATTATTTTAGTGACTTATCAATCTTTTAATAAATTTATCAATATTTGTATTGATAAAAATATTCATATTAATAATCTAATTTTTGATGAAGCTCACCATATTGTCGGTGATAAGATTCAAGATATTGTTTTTAATAATGAGGAATTGGAAAATATTGTAGATAAAACAAGATTTTATACAGCAACTCCTGTTAATAAGAATGGAATAACTATGTATGATAGAGATGACCCCGAAAATAGTGATTGTGGTCCCTTAGCATATGAATACCTTTACTATCAAGCTGTAGAAGACGGAATATGCAAACCCTTTGAAACTCAAATTTCTTTGTATAGACAAAAACCAGAATATACAAATAAATATCAACCTGTATTTGAATCTATTATAAGAGCATGTTTATCTGGAAAATATGATTATTGGAATATTCTTACATATCACTCATTCGTAAATGAAAATGAAGATATGAATAGTAATATTTCTTTTGTAATGGATTTTGCTTCTCCAAAAAATCAAAAATTGGTAAAGAAACTTTTTACAAGAATCCAGAATGAAGAATTTCCACATACAAAGGACTTATATTCAGTAGATAATGTAATTCTAAAAGGCGTTCATAGTAAAACCCCTACACGACAGCAAATTATTCAAAATTTTGATAGGAAAGTACCTGGTCGAATATACATACTTGCTTCATGTGGTATTTTAAACGAAGGGATTGATACTAAATGGGCTAATATGGGAGTTCCTATTAATCCAACAAAAAGTATTGTTAAAGAATCTCAAAGAATTGGTCGTTTAGTAAGAATTCCTGAAGAAGGTATGCCACCTGCTATCATTCTTATTCCTTGTGAAGTAGATGTAACTAAATATTCTTCTATGGATACGCCTGAACAGAGAGACCAAATGATTCGTGAAGAATTATCAGAATGTGGTAATTTTAATACTGCGTTAAATGTAATTAGTGCATTTAAATATCAATATGATCCCGACCTATTTGAAATGTGTTTGAAATATCCTAGTATGTATGCTCCAAAGGAAGTCAAGGATAATCTATCTAAGCAAGGATTAATTGTTGAAGACTCACGAGGAGATTTACTTGATAATCTTAAATATGTATGTGAAAAAGAAGATATTGAATTGGATACAGAATCTTTTGAAGGTGAAAATGAAATTAATATTTTGAAAGAAGTCGCTGACCAATGTGAAAAAACAATTGAGATTCATACCCAAAATCACGATGAACCAGTTAAGTATATTAATGAAGATGTTACTGATGAAGAACCATTGCGTTTATTTTATTGTGAAGATGATGAAACATATTCTCCAGTTGTAAAGAGAGATAAGAAAAGACGAATAAACAGAAGAACTACTACTTCACCTAAGAAACGACCTAAATTATTTGATGTGCATACGCATCCTGATTTGGAAGTGTTATGGAAAATCCGAGAGAGTAGTATTGATTTGAATAAGACATTTTCACAAGGTGTTCTAGATGTTGATATTAATTGGAATGAGAAAAAGTGGGAGGAAAACTTGGAGAAAGTCAAGCAGTTTATTGATGGAAATGCGAGAAGACCTAGTCACAAGCCTAAAAATACAGAAGAAAAGGTTTTATATAAGTGGTTGGTCCACCAGATAACAAATTACAATAAAAAACAAAACATTATGAAAAACCCTGAAATATATGATATATGGACTGAATTTATTAATAATTATAAATACAAAGAGTAT